AACACACGAACATATACTTCGTCCAACTTTTCAATACGAATTTTCACGTTAAGATCCTGCTAAAAATTTCTTCCACTCAACAGCTGTTTTAATTTGCCAATCTCTGGCTTTCAACTGTTGCATAATCTGTTCTAGCTGATATACCATAGCATCAATGTATTCAAGTCGAACCTTAATAGTATTTAGATCCTCGTCTCCCTGAAGAAATTCGTCCATCTCATTCTTCAGTGGTTTAACACCTTGCCATTGTTCCCAACCAAGTTGTTGTAGTTCGTCACGAGACATCTCGCCACGATAGTATCTGAATTTTGATTTACGGAGAAGATTGTAATCTGATTGAAGTTTGGTTTTCTTCAACTTCGAATTGATTAAAATCTTAAGATATTTTGAATGTAGTTTAGGAGTTTCTGTGGTGTTCTCGCCAAGATAGTTATCATCTATCTCGCAATCCACATCCCACATTTCCTGTATTTCTTGAATGTCCATAGTATACCTCACAATTTATAGCATCCTACATTATACCGCAGAATGCAATAAAAGTCAATTAAATAAATTTGTAATAACCATACCTGAAAGTAGCACTACCAACAAAGTATGACACATCCATGTTATTAGATGCAAGAGTCAATGATTCAAGACTCATAGGGAATAAATCTTCAAACTGAATAGTTGCAACAGTATTGTTAGTATTGCCAAGGATCTGAAGTGTTCCTTGTGAGTAGTTTCTGGCTAGTTCTGAGTATTTTGTATCATCATCACCAACCAACTCTTTATATTGTTCGTAGTCCTGTGGGAAACCTAACGCAATAAGCCAGTTCATTACTGCTCTGTAGTTCTTTAGTTCTGAGTCTACGATAAATTGAACATTCAACTGGTCGTATGTTAACGATTCTCCAGGAACAGGTTCAAGTCTAAATGGGTTAGCGATTTCTGGTGTTCCAAGCATCAATCCAGGAAGATTAACCTGCTGACAAAAGTATGTCACTTCAGGTAATTTGGTTATAGCAAACCGAAATCCATTAGGGGATAATGGATTGATATCCTCAGGGATTGGGCAAGAAATTGTATCAGCCATATTAAATCCAGTTCATCTATTGTTGATTGCTTATTATTTAGGATAAAAAAAGGGGAGTCCGAAGACCCCCCTTGAAACAGACCCCTTAAACTAGGGTTCTTATTTTTGACATCATTACATGATGTTGGTGACAGCAACTCTACGGTAGTAGTAGTTCTTATCAGCAGTAAGGTTGTCCTCACCAGCTGCACCGTCGTCAAGATTGACGAATGGGTTTGCAACAAGACCGTAACGAGTCTTAAAGCCAATTTTTGGCTGGAAGCTGTTAGGATCAACTGCACGTACCAATTGTAGTGGCACGTATGGGCAGTAGAACAAGCCAGCGTCAAAAGCAGAAGAGCCTTTGTAACCAACTGTGAAGTACTGAGTAGCAGAGATATTTGCTGAATATGGATCAACATATACCTTGTACTTACCGTTCAATACACCAGCGAAAGTAGTTGAAGTATCATCTACGTTCAATGAAGTGCTTAGAGCAGGAGCATAGTCGAGAACGCCAGCCATTGCTAGAGCAGAAGCTACGTCTGCAGAGCAAAGGATGAAGTTACCACGACCACGACGAGTCTCTTGACCGATCGCATTCGCTTCACGCTCGATTTGGAACAGTAGACCCTTGAATTTTTCAACAGACCAACGACCATTTGAGTCTACATCAAGGTCGAAAGTACCAGCAGTAGCAGTACCTACCTGTGCTCCAGGCTTAGCAGTTTTGTACACAGTACGAACAACTTCACGGTTGATTTCAGCAAGAATCTCAGTTGAGAGAATGTTGCTTAGTTCACCTTCAGCGTCAAGACCATGAACAGCTTTCATGTCCTGAGCAAGTTCGATTGAGTACTCAGCTTTCAGCGCACGAGTCTTAGCAGTTACGCTAGTTTTCTCGATTGAGAATGCCATCTGACCGAAAGTACCGTCACCAGTACCACCCTGACCAAGACGCTCAGCGTCTGCAGTAGCCATACCAGCACCAGTTGTATAAGCACCAGAGACTGGGTTTGCACCAGCGTGAGTACCTGTACCAGCAAAGTCAGAATCTGCTTCGTTGAATAGTGCTTCTGCACCACCCTGTGAGCCATAACGTGACTTCATTGCGAAGATCAAGCCAGTTGGCTGTGTCATTGGCTGTACACCAGCAATATCATAAGCGATAAGCTGTGGCATAGCACGACGAACGAGGCTGATTAGGACTGGGTCATAACCTGCGACTGTACCAGTGTTTGCACCAGCTTCGCCACCAAGTGCGATACCAGTACCACCAGAGTTTGTTGGGGCAACTTCGTTAAGAATGCCTGATTGCTTTACCATTTCTTTCTCTTGGTTTTCGAGAAGAACGGCAGTTACTTCTTTACGGTATTGATCCGTAATTGGAGCAGCACCCTCATGCTCGAGGATTGGTGCCCACTTTTTCATTAGATCGGAACGATTCATTTTTTTTTCCTTATGACTTGTGTGATAGGGCTGAGAGATATGACTTCATCTGAGGTGTATAATTTACCTCTTCATGAAGGTTCTCAACAGGCTCATCGGTTACGACAGATTCAACAATTGAATCAGTTTTGCTCTTGTTCGTGAAATAGTTTTCACGGATTGTCTGTGCTTTCTTTTCGAATGTCTCGACATCATCAAAAGAAAGTTCCTCAACTAGACCAAAGAATTTCTCTTTTTCTGTATCGGATAGATCCTCAGAGAGTTTAGCAGCAATCTCTTTACGAGATGCTTCCTCAATGACTTTCTTCATCTGAATGTTTGTAGCGACCTGTTCATTGAGTTTTTCCTCAAGATCTTCGATCTGCTGTTCCATTGTACCAAGCACATCAAAACGCTCTTCAGGCATTTCAATATAGTTCTCTTCAAAGAGAGACTTCAAGCCACCTACGAAATTCTCAAGAATTTCAGACTTCATACCACGCTCAAGGGCTAATTCATTCTGTGCAATCCACTGCTCAGCTACGTAGCCGAGATATCCATCAACCTGTTCAACAAGACCCTCTACATTCTTCTCAACCGCCTCAGAGAGACGTGTTTCGAATTCTTCTTCAAGACGTACCAATTCTTCATTGACACGTGTTACCACAGCAGCTTCAAAAATAGTTTCTGCTTTGGTTTTGAATTCTTCAGAAAGTTCTTCGCCATTGGTTAGCGCATCAAGATCTTCTTTCATCTTCTGCTTGCTTTCAGCAGTAGCCTTGTAAGACTTGCGTGCACCTTTTACAGCACCGTCCATTGCTCCAGTAGCAGCACCGACAGCACCAGTAGCAACACCAGCGACTTTCTTAACGACATTAACAGCACCTTGTGCTATATCGCCAATACCTTCTTCCATATCTTTTTTCTTTCCTTTGTAGCCTTCTTCAACTACATCATCAGCATCATCCTCATCGGATTCTGCTTCGACTTCATCGACTTCGACTTCAGATACTTCCTCTTCAGGATCAGTATCCATTTGCTCTTCTTCTGCAACGACTTCCTCAGAAAGTCCTTGTTTTCTAGATTCTTCGAGCAACTCAGCAATTTTTTGTTCAATTGACATTTGTTATCTCCTGTAAACTGGATAGTTTCCTATGTAACTATTATTTATAACTTATCTGATTTTACTCAGAAATTGTTGGAAAGCATGCAATTTTGCTTCCTCTAATTTACGAGAGGATGCTCGCCTTATGGCATGCCTTGCTTCCTCAATATGTTTTTCCACAAACTTTCCATCAACAAAAATCCACTCTTTTCCTTCCATGATACCCTCAACATAAGCATCTGGGGCAGAGGGATCTGCTACAATATCTGCAGCGGTAGATAACATAAAGTCATCCTGTACGATAGAAACTCCATCCTTATCGGTTTTAAGAGATCCCATCGCTCTACTAGAAACTCCAAGGTTTGCCCCACCATCGAGTAGACCTTTGGCGATATTACCCATTGGGGTTTCTAGAATCTTTGCACGACCAACATAGTTGGTTCCTTCTTTCTTAAGAGAAGTGATCAGATGTGATACACGATCTAAATTGATCGTTGGTGTATCTGGGTGACCAAGTTCTCCATAAGCACGGTTTTTATCAATGTAGTTCGCTGTATAGCGTTGGACTTCTTTGTCCATTGTTGCTTCAGGATACTTACGACCGTTTCTATTCTGTAATTCTGCTTGAAGGAAAATACCTTCAATAAAATAATCTTTCTTACCGTTTTTTTCTTCAACGATAAGTTTGTTATTTTCAAAAACTTCTTTAATAAGTTTCATTGTTAACTCCCTGCCACTGTTGGATCATCATATGCTCCAAACTGCTCTGGCTCTACCGTAGTAGCGAAACCATCTTCTTTACGAAGAATCAAGTATAGTTGAGCATCAGCACCAGAGATAGCCACTTCAATAGGTGAAGTGTTTTCTTCTGAGTCTACAAATCCAACTTCGTTAAATTGTGCAGTGTCAACAATTGGACCATCCATAGTCATAACTGCTACACTGTTCCGAGTAACTGTGATAGAAGAACCTGATTTAGCATTAACATGAAACCCTACAATATTAACTGCAGGAATGCCACTAATAACTTGTCCGCTAGCAGGTAGCAACCCAGCACCAATATCAATGGTCTCAGTGCCGACACCAGATACTTTTACAACTGCTTCCCTGTGGGTCGCTTTTAATACTAACTGTGCCATTCTATTCCTCTATTAACGATACAACTTTTATGAAGTTTTCTTTAGATTCTTTCATAAAAGATGTTAATTGTTCTTTTTGTTCTAATTTATTTATCTTATTGATAGTTTCTTCATCTACTAATACAGTAGAGTCATCATCTAGAACAAAATGATATTTACCTTCTAAGATATTGTCAATCTTATTTAGTTTACGTATCTCCAGAATAATTGGGTCGATACTAAACACATTGGATGAAGCAAGAGACACATAATGATCAATCAATTTGTCTGTTATTTTTTCTTCGCTATATTCACGAATTATAGACGCAATTTTATTTTCAGTGAAGTCTAGGTAAATATCGTGTTTCACTTGTTCATTAAGTTCTCGTGCAAGTGTTTCCTGCTTAAGAAGATCTCTTGCTTCATCTAATGTGTTAAGCAGAGTCTCTTCACCATCGATATAAATTGTATCTTTGATGTTTTCTACCAAATGACCATAGCAGCG